TCAGGGGGACGGCTGGGCTGGGAACTTGTCGCGGAGTGCTTGGGCCAGCGCCAGCAGGGCGACGCGTCCGTCTGGGGTGAGTTCCTCGTAGAAGTCCAGGAGGTTGGCTTCCTCGATCTTGAGCGGGCGACCTTGAACGGGGAACTCGGAGTCGAGCGCGAAGGCCTCGCTGACCTCGTCGATGCTCGTCCCGAGTGCTGCGGCCAGGCGCTCCATGACGTCCAGGTTCAGGCTGCGGTGATCCCACTTTCCACGGACGTAGCGCGACAAGCTGTCGTGCGGCAGGTTGTTGCTTCGCTCGATCGACCTGATCGACCGCCCGCCCGCGTACTTCCGGACGAGTCTGCCGATGTGGGTCTCTCGGTTACCGGCGTTGTCGTTGCCCGGTTCACCTGTGGTCATGGTTGTCCCCCCGCGCCGTCCTGCGTCGTGCTTCCCCTGAGGCAGTCCGGCTGTACCCAGTTGCGAAGTGCGCCATTCCTACCAACCGGCGCACCCATAGGCCAATTTTCGACCATCCAGTGGACGACCGCGACCCGCCGTTGGTCTCGTCACGAACATCCCCACCGTTGTTCGGGGCCGAATCGTAGTGCAGATCGTGCCCGATCAGCGTCCGGATCACCCACTTGACCCACACCGCACGTGTCGACACGCTGCGCGACGATATGAACGAGTGTCGCGTTTTCGCTTGACGCTCTGGTGGAGTTCAGGCAACGTGGAATTGCAAGGTCAACAACTTTCGTCACGAGTCCTGGGGGGCTTCATGAGGAAGCGACGCGTTCACGGGCGTGTGTCGGCTGATGTGGAAGCGATGTTGTCGGCGTGGATGGCCGAGCTATCGAGGGCCGGATACCTGCGGGTGTCCGGCCGCGAGGGCCGCTGACCACCACAGCCCGCTTGTCGACCGCCCAGGGAGGGCGGTCATCGCGATGACCGAGAACAGCATCACCGTGTCCACTGTCCCAACCGTTGCGCTGGACGACCAGGCGCACGACATCACCCTGCTCCGCATCGTCGAGGAGCAGATCGGCAAGCTCACCAGCTTGCGCAACACGTTGCGCGGCACCGTCAAGGACCGCCTTGGCGATCGGGAGTTCGGCACCGTCAACGGTGTTCCCGTCGTCCGCTGGTCCAACGAGTTGCGCGTGACGATCTCGCCGAAGCTGTTGAGAGCACGGCATCCTGAGGTCGCGCGTGAGTGCGAGGAGATCGCACCCGTCCGGAAGTTCTGGTTGCTGGACGCGGCGTGAGCACCCGGAGGAAGCCCGGCCGGTCACGGGAGACCGGCCGGGCTCGCCCTGGGGATGCCCCGACCGTGCTGGGTGATCTCGCCGCCGAGGTCGCCAAGCACCTGATCGGCCTGCCGCTGGACTACGGCAGCACCGTCGAGCAGATCGCCGCCCTGCTGGCGGCCGAGCCGCGCAACCGCGCAAGCGTGTGCGCGGTGACGGCCGTGATCGTGGACGACGCGCTGCGCGATCCGTTCCGCGAGACCACCGCGAACCGCTGGCGCACAGGCATTCCGTCCTGGGTCGCGCCACCGATGGTGGGCGTGACCGTGCGGCGGATGCTCTCGCTGGACGTGCTGGTGCCGACCGGCCGTTACGTGCGCTCGACCGATACCAGGGGCAAGAACGGCGGGAAGCTGATGCGCGTCTACGCGCTCAATCTCGCCGCGCCCGCGCTACTCCACGCACGCGCCGCCGCGCACCCAGCCGCCTGAACCTCTGTCTTCGTTGCCGTGCACCGTCGCGCGGCCATCTCGTGCTGACCACTCGCCATTTCCGTTACGGGGGAACGTTTCTGTGGCACGCGACCACGCTCGCTTCTACCTGTCCATGTGGGACGACCAGGACTTCATCACCCTGTCCGCACTCGCCAAGATCATGTACGTCCAGCTGTGCATGCAACGCAAACTCGCCTACTCCGGCGAGCTCACCGTCTCGGTGAAGCGCTGGGCCAAGGCGCACCCGGACCAGAGCACCGACAGCATCCGCGCCGCGCTGGCCGAGCTGGACGCCGCCCGCTTCATCGTCGTCGACCACGACACCGACGAGCTGCTGATCCGCTCGTTCATCCGCTCGGACAAGCTCTACAAGCAGCCCAACGTCCTGCGGGCCGCACTGCGCTCGGCGTTCGAGATCGAATCGCCGTTGCTGCGCCGGGCGCTCGCCGCGGAGCTGCGGCGGCTGCCGGTCGAGATCACCGGGCCGTCTCCGGCCGTCGCCGCCGACGAGCTGGAGGCAGGCGCGCGGGAGCTGCCCGCCTCGGTCATGGCCGCGATGACCGTGCGCGGTACTGCCCGCACCACGCCCACCACTCCGGCCGACACCGTCACCACCGGCCCGGCGCCCACGCCCGACACCGCCCCGCCGACCGTGCCCACACCTGCGGTGAACCCTGCCGCGAACCCTTCGCCGAACCCTTCCGCGAACCCTTCGCCGCGAGGTAGGGGAGAAGGGAGTAGGGAGATGGAGCTTGGAGTAGTCCCTCTTACGTTGGTTAAAACTCAAGTGGGTGTTCCCGCGCCTGTGCCTGCGCACACGGACGCGGACACGCCCGCGCGTACACGCGAGGCCGCTCCGCTCGCCAGGGTTTCCGCCGAGGCTCCCGCTGTCGCCGGCGTGGAGGGCGAACTCGAGGCGTCTTCGGTGCGGCAGCTGCGCCGCCGTGAAGCCGAGAGGCTGGTGTCCGCCCACTGCCCACGTCAACCCCGGCAGGTCCTCGACCGCTTGCGCGGCGAGGTGATCGGGCTGTTGCGCGACGAGGTCGAGCCCGCGGCCATCGCTTCAGGGCTGCGGTTGTGGGCGGGAAAGCAGCTTTCGACGTCGATGCTGGCCGAGCTGGTCGGCGAGGCGATGCGCGCCCGCTGCACTGCCGCGTCGCCTGAGGCGCGTCGGCGGGAGCAGGTGGCGGCGGCGAACTGGGAGGCGATCAGGGCCGACGCGATCGCCGACGACGACACCAGCCCGATCGGGCTGGCGGTGCGTGGCGAGCTGCCCGGCCACGCCGATGCGGCGACGCTGGACGCGATCCTGGAACGCGCGCTGCACCAGGCCGCAGGGCTCGACACGCCAGCAGCCGACGACCCCGCCGATGAACCCGCACACGACGGCGCGGAGAGCGCGTTGACGGGGGCGGCGGCGTGAGCGAGCACGGAGCCCAGCAGCTCAACCGCAGTGCCATGCGGGCGCTGTTGGCGCACTACCGGATCACCGCCGACGACACCGCGTCCGAGGACGTGGTGACCGACTGGCTGCGGACGCTGTGGGGCCGGAGCGTCGGCGAGTGCCACGCGGCGTTGAGCTCGATGGCACCGAACCGGGTTCAGCGCGCCACTGCGGCCGAGGTCGCCCGGTTGATCGAGCTCGCGCGGTCCAGGCCGGCCGCCACGGGCACGCCGAGCTCGGCCAGGCCGCCGCTGCCGCGCGACAGGGTCGCCGACCAGGCGGCGGGCGCGCGGGGCGTCGGCAAGGTCTACGCGGCGATGGGCTGGAGCGGGCACGAGAAGCACGCGCTCGCCCGTTCGGTGCCGTGCCCGTTCTGCAGGGCGCTGGCCGGAGTTCCGTGCAGCCCTCTGACCCGCAACCGCCTGCGCCAGCGCGAGGTCCGCGACCGGGAGACCCGGATGCACCCGTCCCGGCTCAAGGCCGCGACCGAGCGCCAGCGCACCAACTCGACTTCGTCCGGCGCTGCCGCGTCCGGCACCGCCACGCAAGGAGCTTCCGCATGACCGCCGCACGCCAGTACATCGCCGACGAGGTTGTCCACACCGACACGGACTCTGTCCACACGGTTGTCCCCAGCCGCGACGAGGCCGCGACCGCCCGGTTGTCCTGGGAGGTCGCGGTGGACCAGCTCGTCCGGCCCGGCCTGCACGTCGTGCGCCGCGCGAACGGCACCACCGAGACCGCCGAGGTGCTGACCCTGCTGCGCCAGGTCGAGGAGGCCGTGTTGCCCGGCTCGGCGGTCTCGGGCAGGCCGTCGCAGGGTTCCCGTCCCCCGGCCAGTCTGGGCGCGCTGTCGCTGCTGGCCTCGATCCGGCGAGAAGTCCGCTTGTGCTGCCGTGGCCACGGACACGAGCTGTGGGCGACGCTGTCCGATCAGGTGCGGGCGTGGGGCGAGCACGCCGAGCACTGGCAGCACGCGGCACCGGACTACGTGGTGTGGGCCGCCGAGAAGTCCACGCGCTGGGTGGCGCAGGCCCGGCAGCTGCTCGACCCCGAACCGCGGCTTCCGCTGCGCGGCCGGGCCTGCCCGGTCTGCCGCGTCGACGTCGTGCAGGTCTGGTCCGACGACGAAGGCGACTACGTCCGCCGCCCCGCGCTGCGCATCGACGCCGACCAGGTGGAAGCCGTGTGCGCCGCGTGCGGGCAGCGGTGGGGCCTGGACGTGTGGGCGCAGCTCAACACGCTGCTGGACCAGCAGCTCACCCACGAAACCCTGGCAGTGACCGGGATCACGCCCGGCAACAGCCGAAGTAGTTGACCTTTAGTCGTTTCAGTCGGCATAATGGTCAGCACTGGGATACGTGTGCCCAGACCCCCCAACCCGATGCCCGTCGCGCCTCCCCCCCGGTGCGGCGGGCATCGTGGCGTTTCGGGACCACATCAGGCTTTCCAGTCCACGAAGACGCAGGCGCCCGTCCTCGCCGCCGTCTTCGTCCCCGCGGGCGGTGGCGCACCGCTGCACGTCGCGATCGTTCCCCGTCGCGCCGAGCGCGACGCCGCCGCCCGCACCCCGGCGTCCTCGTCCCGCGTACCTATGCCGGCCGCCGCGCTCAGGGTCGCTCGTCGCCGAGCTGCCCATCGACGCAGCCGCGAACCACGCCCTGGACCGCGCTCAACCGGCCGGGAACCGGCTTTTCAGCACGTGGTCCGCGACGAAATTTCTTTTGCCTTCGCGCCCACATTTCCGCAGGTCAGGAATGTGGACGACAAAGCTCTAAAATAGTTCTCCGCTCGCATTCCATTTGCTTGCCTGAATCCGTGAATTGGGAGATCATGGAATTGCAAGTGAGGGTGGCCCGGTGCTAGCACACCAGGCCACACCAGGAATGAAAGGAAACATGAGGCAATGAACCGCAGAAAGAGCCTGGCCGTCTGGATTTCATCCAACCCGGATGAGAGGCTTTTCGGGGCCGGATGCTTTGAGAGCAAGAACATCAGCAGCCTTGGTGAGCTGTGCCAGGTGATGTTGAACAACATCATGGCCATGTCCGAGGACAAGTTCAGCATCCGGCATTTCCCGAACAACCACGTTTCCCTGGTTGTGGGCAATGCCTACCCGCTTGAGAAGGGCTGGGAGTTCTACACCCCCGGCACCGATGCCCCCGATCAGGATGGCTCGTTGGGCGGGATCTACGAGTCGGCGATCAATCAGTACAACTGGTTCTGTCCCTGGGATGCCGAGAACCCGGATCTCAACCGGTTCATCCTGTGTGGAATCAGGTTCCTGGGTATGCCCGATTCCGGGCACATGACCGATGTGGGCAAGGTGGTCAGCCTGACCACCGGTGAGTGTGACTGCCAGTTCCGGACCGCCCGCTAGCTAGGGCAGGGACCGGGGGTGTCCCCTCACCCCCGGTTCCGTGTCCGGAAAGGCTCACCATGTCCCGCAAGGACACCGGCCGGAGGTATGGCTCCCTGTACGGCCGCACGCGGACCAAAGATTTCTCCGAGTTGGTCGACTGCATGTACAGGGTGCTCACCCGGTCGGTCAATCATGTGACCGTGCCGACAGGGACGGAATTCGCGCTCGTGCACAACGGTGAACAGAACATCGTGGTGAAGGTCCTGGGCCTCACCGACGAGTTCCTGTTCAACGGTGAGATGTACACCTGCGAGGCACAGGAGTTGTACGACTCGGTCGAGGAGTTCTTCGAGGCGTTCAACTGGACGCACCCGGATGACGGCCTTGACCGCCGGTTCATCTTCTCCGTGCATTTGCTGGACGAGGCGCAGCAGGCGGAACGTGAACACCCGTCCGGGGTGTTCCTGTCCTCTGCTTCTGCCGCTTCCTGACCGCCGTCTCACGTGCGAGGAGGCCCGGCCGAATGAAAAGGCCCTGGCAGGCTGCTAGCACAGCCCCCAGGGTGTGGTCGGGCCTTCTCGCGGAGCGGAAACCAAAAGAGGAAACTCCGAGAGGACGCCCAACGTGGAACATGCTAGCCCAACTCCCAAGAGACGCCTATCCCTCGTGGAGGCATACGAGCGATTCCAGTTCGCGCGCCAGCGCTCCGCCGAGCGGGTCACCGCACTGCACGAGCGTCTGAGTGAGGACGAGGACGTGATCCGGGTGCTGTTCTTCCTGTACCTGGACCTCGGCTCGCAGGCCGTGCACGAGCGGACCGAGCCGTCGAGCGTCTACCACGCCCGCGAACAGGGCTGGATCACCGGAGATCGCCGACTCGCGCTCACGGCCGAAGGCCTCGGGGCGTTGTGGGACTGGAAAGAGGCGCTCAGGCCGCACCTGCGCGACGAGCGTTTCGCGCAGCTCTGGCGGGACGTGATCTCGTGGTGACCCGGCCGACCGACACCGGGCAGGCCAGCACCACGGCGTCAACGCCCAGCACAGGCGGAATCCCCTCGATGCGACGCGCGTGCGGACGGCACGCACTCGTCGAGGCTGTCGACCTGGTCACCGATCCCGAGGCCGGACAGGACACCGGTCCCGAGCGCGTGACCCACGACTCCGAGGCCTTCAAGAAGCTGGCCGAGGACCTTCCGGTGCGACGCGTCCTGTGGATGCTGGCCTCCGGCTGGACCTGGCCGTGGCTGCTGGAGGACGTCACGATCCCGGCCGCGCGGAATCGGGCGATCAGGCGCGGCCTGGTGGCTCCGCCCGTGGGTGAGCCGGACGCCGTACTGGTCCCGTACCACCTCACCGACGCGGGCCGCGCCGACCTTCTCGACTGGATCGAGCGCATCACCCCGCACCGGCATCTGTCCGAGGTGGACGCGCTCTGGCGCGTCGTGACCTGGAAGTAGACCCGCTCGGCGGCGGCCGTCCTGGTCGCCGCCGAGTCCTTCACCGATCACATTTTCGTTGACGTACAAGGGGAAAGTCGTTGACTGACAGGGTTATTTACGTGCGGCTCAGCAGGGAGCCGGTACCGGCGTGCGCGTGCGGGCTGCTCCACAGCCTCGGTGCGCAGAGCACATGGGCGGAACAGGCCACCGACATCACCCGCTACGGCGAGGGTGTGCACGGGACGATGGCCGAGCGCGCGGAGATGCTGCGAGCACAGATCGAGCGTGACCGCCGCGCCGTGAACGTCATGCGGCACATCAACCGCCTCGACGGTGACGCCCTCCTCGTGACGATGACCACCACGCCCCTGGACATGGCGGATCTGCTGGCCCGCGAGATGGTGTCCTACTGCCACCGGCACCACCGCTACACCGTGACGATGGTCGGCTACGCGGTCACCATGGCGTGGATGCTGACCGAGTTCGAGCTGGCACGCATCGAGGAACGCATCACGATGCGCGCGGCCATGCGCGCGGCGACCGACCAGGCACGGGCTCGGGCCGCACGCGATGGCGGCTGACCCGAGGCCGCCGAGGATGCTCGACAGCGCGCGGGTTGCCCGGCAGGATGACACGCGTTCCTCTGGGATTTGGTGACACGAGTTTCACGAGGACAGGAAAGGCCTGCGAACTCCGGTTCGCAGGCCTTTTCTCATTACGCAATCACTCGCGCAAGATCGAAAAACAATACGCTAGACCGTTCGTAGTCTCTTTGTTCAGAATTCCTCTGAATTGCTTGTGTGGCCGTGGTTCACCAGTAGTGTTTGTGGTGTCACCAACTCCCACACCGAACAGCACCGTGAATGAGTGTTGTCCGAATCCCAGAGGAACAACCAATGACCGAACCGGTTAAGCCTGCCCAGAACACCCCGGCACCCAATCAGACCGCCGACAAGGCTCCGGCCGCCAAGGGCAGCACCAAGGCCGCCGCAGCCAAGGCACCCGCCAAGGCCCCGGCCGCTAAGCCCACCGCCATCAAGGCCGCTGCCACCAAGGCCGCCGCTACCAAGGCTCCGGCCGCCAAGGCCGCCGCCGACAAGGCACCCGCCAAGGCTCCGGTTGCCAAGGCTGGCAGCCCCAAGGCCGCCGCCGACAAGGGCGCCAAGGCCGCCGTGAAGGCGGAGCCGATCAAGGCTGGTAAGGACTCGTGGGCGAGGATCGCGACCCGCAACAATGGCTCCCGGTCGATTTCCGACCTGTTGAACAAGGCTGGATTGTCCGGTTGGAATGTGCAGCCGGAAGGCGTGGTGGCCCTCGCGCCGACCGGATTGTGCATTGACTGCGAGAGGGCGGTCGGGGAGCTGCACACCAAGGAATGCCCGAGCCTGGACGAGCCGGACGCGAACCCCCGTGTCATCAGGGATGACACCTGCATTCCGATCCCGATGTTGGGATCCTTCGCGCTGATGCGTGAGAACCCGGATTCCGAGTTCGGGTGGGACGTGCTCGGACACACCAAGTCCGAAAAGCCTCCGGTGCCGATCGAGGTCCGCGCGGAGATGCTGACCTCGATCATGAAGGAGACCAAGGCCAAGACCGGACCCGCCGGGCCGCTGTGGGAGGGCAAGGGAGCGTTCGCCAGCATCCGCCTGCCCGAACCGGTGATGGTGGGAGGCAAGGACCCGGTCGAGATCCGCCTGGTCCTGGTCAACTCCCTGGTGCCCGGCCGCAAGTCCCAGGTGATCATCAGCCCCGTCCGGACCGCAAGTCAGACCACGTTCCCGTTCGGCTTTGGTGAGCCCTGCCCGAACGTCTACGACCTGTCGGCCGCCGATGACAAGGACACGCGAACCACCGAGACCAGCGATGCCCTGAACCTGCTGAACACCTACACCGAGTGGTTCACCCAGGCAGCCAATGAGCTGATGGGCAAGAAGATCACCGATGACGAGTTCACCAAGCTCACCAACATGCTGTTCCCGTTCCCCGGTGACACCGCCCCCAAGGACAAGCGCGAGCGGCACAACCTGGTCTACGTAGCCATGAAGGCGTTGGTGTACGGCAAGGTGGACATCACTGCCGCCATTGCCGGGACGTGGTGGGCCGCACTCCAGGCCGTCATGATCATTGCCGAGCACCTCGACCCGGCCAAGAGGCTGGAGAACGAGCAGCTGGACGAGCAGGGACGCGCCGTGGATGTGCTGTTCAGCTCCAAGCACTACGTACACGACGCGTTCCGCATGGCCCGCAAGGCAGTCAAGGGCACCAAATGACCGCCGACCCGGACAGGCTGCTCCACCGCATCCGGGAGGCGTTCAACCAGCACTACCAGGGCAACCCGGTTGACCTGGACCAGCTGGCCGCCGACTGGGAAGCCCTGGACCAGCACATGATCCGCAGCAAGGAACACCCGCCGTCCGACTGGCCGCCGTACAACTGAACCCCCGACAGCCCCGGCACCCCGTGCCGGGGCTGTCTCATGTCCGAGGGGTGAGGCCGTGCCGTCCCGTGCCGCGCGCCCGTGCACCCGTCCGGGCTGCCCGAACACCACTACCACCGGTGGCCACTGCCAGCCGTGCCGTTCCCGAGGCCGCAGGGCCTACGGGACCAGCGCGCAGCGTGGCTACACCGGACAGCACCGATCCCGGTTCCGCCCCGCTGTGCTGGCCCGTGACCAGGTGTGCCGCTGTGACCGCCTGGACTGTGCCGCCCACACCGGTCAGCCGTGCCGACAACCGGCCACCGTGGCGGATCACTGGCCGCTCACCCGCCGTGAGCTGGTGGCCGCGTGCCTGGACCCTGACCAGCCTGCCCGTGGCCGTGGTCTGTGTGCCCCCTGTCATGCCAAGGCAACAGCCCTGGACCCACGCACCCGAGGAGGGTGGAACAGCCCGTGAGCCACGCCGCCGACGCCGCCCGATCCGGCCGCACGCCCCACCCAGGGGGAGGACCCTTCCGCCGCGCAACCGGGCACAAGCCACTGAGGGCCGTCCGGGTCCCGCCAGGTTTTGCCGACGCCCGAACCCACGTCCGCGGGGCCAGTGGGTGAGCACCGACGCCGGCGCCGACCCAGAGGATTTGCTCGACGAGATCGAGCAGGCCGCCGACCAGGTGGCCGCGTGGACCGCGCGCTGGGAATCCCTTGTGCGCCAAGCCGTCGAACGTGGCATTCCGCAACGGCGAATCGCGCCGCACGCGAACGTGGACCAGTCCACGGTGTCCCGCCTCGCCGCGCGTGAGCACTCCCCCGCCGACCGCCGTTCGTGATGCACCGCGCATCACACGATGCACCGCGCATCACACCACCTGGAGGTGACCCGCTGCCCATCGAGATCGACGGCATCGCGAGCTCGGAACAGATCCGCGCCGAGCTCGCCGCCGAAGGAAACCCGGTTCTGCTCGGCTTCAGCCGGGGCAAGGACTCGCTGGCCGCGTGGCTGGCGATGCGCGAAGCCGGGATCACCGTCGTCCCGTATCACCTGTACCTGATCCCGAACCTGCGGTTCGTCGAGGACTCCAGGAAGTTCTACGAGGACTTCTTCCAGACCGAGATCCTGAACCTGCCGCACCCGTCGCTCTACCGCTGGCTCAACGGCCTGCTCTTCCAGCCCCCGGAGCGGGCGGCGGTGATCGAGGCCGCGCAGCTCCCCGAACCCGTGTACGAGGAGATCGCGGACATGCTCCGGGAAGACCTGGGGCTCGCCGGCTCGTGGAACGCCGATGGCGTGCGCGCCGCGGACTCGCCGAACCGGCGCATGGCGATGGTCACCCACGGCCCGAAACGCGAACAGCTGCGCAAGGTGTCGATCGTGTGGGACTGGCGCATCGCCGACGTCCGCGAGGCGCTGAAGCGGCACAACTGCCCGCTGCCGCCCGAGTACGAGTGGTTCGGCCGGTCGTTCGACGGACTGGACTTCCGGTTCCTCGACCCGATCCGCCAGCACGCGCCCGACGACTACGAGCGAATCCTTGAGTGGTTCCCGCTCGCCGACCTGGAGGTGTTCCGCCGTAACCTCGCCGCCTGACCCCAACGCCGATCTGCTGGCACAGCTCAAGTCCACCGCCGTGCTCGGCGGCCCTGCCTCGAACGCGGACCTGCTCGCGCAGCTCAACGCCGAACCGCTGCCCGATCCCCTGCAGGACGTCGAGTACACCGGCGACCTCGCCGTCGACGCTGGCGCCGAGCTCGACGCCCTGGCGATCGGGTTCCGCGAACGCACCAAGCGCGAAGACGAACGCTTCCGCCTCGCCACCGACTCCGAGTTCTGGTTCGCCCTGTGCTTCAAGTCCCGAGAGGACAAGGACGCGTTCCTCAAGGCCGCGGGCCTGATGCACATCGGAGACAAGTACCTCGACGGCCGAGCCGCCGCCGCTGTGCTCGGCGTCGACATGCCCACCACCGACACCGGAGAGGAGTGATCACCATGCGAGGCCGTATCGGCCGACTGATCGCAGGCGCCCGCCGCGCCATCTCGCGCCGCGCCGCCAGCCCCTCGCGAGGCCGCAGCTCCGGCACCTGAGCCGCAATTGAGTACCCGCGATTTTGTGGTTAGGAAATTGGTACGGTTAGTACGGCTAGCGGGGTCAGACTGTCAACGTCTGTCTGACCTGCCGGAGCGGGTGACGCGCCCACCACGTGGGCACGCCACCCGGCCGGTACCACTAGGGGACCAGGACGTCGTACAGGAAATGAGCGATCCTGACGCCTAGTCCCATGAGTCCGACGACGTGAGTCGAGCCGCAGTGACAGCTGCGGCTCGGCTTGCGTCTCGGCTTCCTGCCGGAACGCTTGTCGTCTCGCCCACCTCGTTTGACCACTGTGTGCCTCCTTGCCGACACGACTTGTCGACGTAGGGGGTGTCGGCGTCCCCTACCCACGTGTCGTAGAGGAAGACCGAACACAGTTGCCAACCGAGCGATGCGGCAGCAACAGCAACCGCACGTACAGAAGCCTATCTGGCCGCTGATCATCGGGGAGCCCGATCGGGTGGTGGCTTCCGTTTCGCGGTCGTCAGCCTAGCGAGAGATGCCCAGGTGAACGACCTTCGCTTGCCCTAAATCGCTAATCCCACGCTGATGGCTGATCAGCGGTCCCCCCACTGAGTGCGTTCTGCCGACCAGCACACGCAGGTGTCGCACGCAACTCCACTTGTGGCGCTGGACACCAGGGTCGTACAGCAATCTTCAAGGCGTGCCGCCGATGTGCGCAACAGCTGGCACACATCTCGCACACAGCTCGCACACCTGCGCACATCGGCGAGGTGGTGCCGATGGGCAAGCGCGGCCCGGCCGCGAAGCCAACCAAGCTCCGCATCCTGCACGGTGACAGGGCCGACCGGATCAACGCCGACGAACCCGAGCCGCCCGAGGACGAGATCCGTTGTCCTGACTGGGCTTCCGAGGACGCGCGCTCAATCTGGCAGCGCCTCGCGCCCGGCCTGGAAGAACGCGGGGTGCTGACCGTCTGGGACGTGGACGCGTTCCTGCTGCTGTGCGAGGCACTGGCCCGCTACCGCTCGGCAACCCAGCTCGTCAACGGCTCCGCCCTGCTCGTTCAAGGCGGTTCGGGGCTGATGAAGAACCCGGCGTTGCAGGTGCAGGCCGAAGCGGAGCGCACTTTCTTGCAGGTCGCCGCGCGCTTTGGGCTGACGCCAAGCGATCGGCAGTCCATCAAGGTCGAGGTGGGCCGCGATGGCAACAAGGGCGGCGCGGACCGCCTCCTCTCCTAAGACCTCCCGCAAGACCGCGAAGTCCTCCCCGCGGCTTCCCGTGTGCGGCCGGGAGTTCGACGGATCGCGCTGCCGCAAGCGCGGCAACCACTTCTGTGTCCCGCGCGCAGATCACGCGCAGGCGTTCGCACAGGAGATCTGCGTCCACACGAAAGACCGTTGGGCACGTAAGCCGTTCATCCTCGCGCCATGGCAGCGAGACGACATCGTCAGGCCATTGTTCGGCGAAGTCCGTTGGGACGCTGAGGCTTCCTGCTACGTCCGTCGCTTCAGGATCGCGTGGATTGAGATTGCCAGGAAGAACGGCAAGAGCGAGCTTCTGGCGTTCGTGGCGCTGTACATGCTGGTCGGCGACGGTGTCGAGTCCGCGGAGATCTACGGCTGTGCGCGCGACACCGAGCAGGCGAAGCTGGTGTTCAACGTCGCCGCCCGTATGGTCCGGTTGAGCCCCGTTCTGTCTCGTCGGTTGCGGGTGATCGAGCACTCGGCGCGCATCGTCGACGAGAAGACCAACAGCGTCTACGCGGTCGTGCCCTCCGACGCGCTGGGCAACCTCGGCTCCAACCCCTCCGCCGTGATCTTCGACGAGGTCTTGACGCAGCCCTCCGGCGACTTCTGGCACGCGATGCGCACCGGCATGGGCACCCGGCTTGAGCCGCTGCTCATCGCCGCCACCACAGCAGGCAACGACCCCACGTCGTTCGCCAAGGCCGAGCACGACGAGTGCGTGAAGATCGCCGAGAACCCCGACCGCGCCCCGCACCGGTTCGTGTACCTGCGCAACCTGCCCGAGGACGCCGACCCGTGGGACGAAGCCAACTGGCACCTCGCCAACCCCGCGCTGGGCGACTTCCTTTCGTTGCAGGCGTTGCGGGAAGAGGCGATCGAGGCCCGCAACGATCCGTCCAAAGAGAACGTGTTCCGCCAGTACAGGCTGAACCAGTGGGTCAGCCAGTCGTCGCGGTGGATGCCTATGCACCTCTACGCCTTGTGCGTCGGCACGGATGCGACGTCCGCGGACCGGCTGCGGGAGCTGCACGCCGGCCGCCCCGCGTGGGGTGGCCTCGACCTCGCGTCCAAAATGGACCTGACCGCGTGGTGCCTGATCATCCCGGCCGGCATCGACGGCCACGCCTCCGCGCTGTGGCGGTTCTGGCTGCCCGAGTCGGCCGTTGAGGCGCTGGACAAGCGCACTGAGGGCAAGGTCTCGCAGTGGGTTGAGCAGGGCTGGATCACGGCCACGGACGGCGAGGTCATCGACTATGACGTCATCGAGAACGACATCACCGCGGACACCGGCCTGGTGCGGGTCGCGGACATCTCCTACGACGAGTGGTCCGGCGAACCCGTCCGTCAACGCCTCGAACGCCGCACCGGCGTCCCCATGTACCCCGTGCCGCAGACCTACAAGGGCATGACCCACGGCATGACCGAGCTCATGGCCCTGACCAAGTCCCGCGCCTGGTCACACCACGGAAACCCCGTCGCCGAATACTGCTTCGACTCCGTCGAGGTCCGCCACCCCGCAGGCGAACCCGACCTCATCCGCCCCGACAAGCCCGAACGAGGCAAGACAGGCAAGCGCATCGACGCCGTACCCACCGCCGCGATGGCTGTAGGAGGCTGGAAGCTGCGCGGCGCGAAGCCGAAGAAGTCAGGGAGGATGGTCGTGATGGGCTAATCGGTGGCCTCAAGATCAACGATCGTCGCACCAGATGTACCCAGGTCCCGGCGGAACGCCGCGATAAACGCGGCTGCCGTGCCGTCACGGTCCTCGTAGGGGCTCTGTGCAGACAGGACGTTCTCCACTTTGCCGCCCTTTTCCGTGAGCGCTCGTTGCAGTGGAAGAGCCTTCTGGTGAGCCTCGGTGGTAACCGCCACAACGTGGTCGGAAGCGATGAAGGCGATCATGGCAAGCGCCTCAGTCACGTCCGCTTCTGCCTTTGAGATCTTGTCTCGCTCGACCAGCTCCATCACGTCGTCAGATTTCTGGTTCACGCGCACGAACAACCAGTTGATGTGCAACTGGATCAGCCATTTCCGGTACGCGGCAAGGTACCTGGCGTAGAGCTCGATTCGTTGTTGGCGAAGTTCCTTGACGTTGTCGTGGGCTCGCTCGGCGAGTTCCTTTCGCTGTTCCCTTTCACGTTCGCGGCTCCAGCGCAGGTCCTCACGCTGTTGCTCGCGCTCCCAGCGGCGGTCATCGCGGCGCGCGGCAAGGATCTGACCGCCCCAGGCACCGCCGACAGTGCCGATCACGGCGAGAACGCCGAGCATGATCGTGACCCACAATGGCACCGACATTCCCATGTACCAACCCTAACCACTGCCCTCACGGGTGTGGATTACACGATGGTGGTGGTCTTGCTGGCCATTACCACGAAGTTCACGTTGTCACCCGAGCAGTGGGTGACCCGCCTCGCGCGGCTGCACAACCGGCAACTCCCCGAGCTCGAACTACTGGACGCCTACTACGAGGGCGAACAGCCGCTGTCCTACATGCACCCCGAGTTGTTGCGGCGCTTGGACTCCCGCCTGCGCTCGGTGGTGATCAACTGGCCTCAGTTGATCGTGGACTCGCTGGACGAGCGCCTGGACGTCACCGGGTTCCGGCTCGGCGGTGAGGCGGCGGCCGATCGGGAGCTGTGGCACATCTGGCAGGCCAATCGGCTGGACCTGCATTCCGAGCAGGCGCATGTGGACGCGCTCGCGCTGGGCCGCTCCTACGCGATCGTGGGCAGCAACGAGCGCGACCGCGCCACTCCGCTGGTGACGGTGGAATCTCCGTTGGAGGTCCACGTTGACCTGGACCCGCGCACGCGCGAGGTCCGGGCCGCGTTGAAACGGCAGTACGAGGAGGACGGCGACGGCTACACCGAGGCCTACGCCACGCTCTACCTGCCGAACGAAACCGTCTGGTACTCCAGCGACAACGGCGGCGGCACCTGGGTAGAGCTCAACCGCGACGAGCACGGCATGGGCACCGTGCCCGTGGTCCCGATCATCAACCGGCCGCGCATCCGCCGACGCCGCACCGCACCGCCCCGGCTCGGGCGCTCCGAGCTGATCAGCGTTCTTCCGCTGTCCGACGCAGCCTGCAAGATCGCCACGGACATGATGATCAGCGCCGAGTATCACGCGATGCCGCGCAGGTACGCGCTCGGCTTCGACAAGGACGACTTCGTTGACGCGCAAGGGCGACAGCTCACGCCGTGGGAGTCCGTCGCGGGTGTGTTGTGGGCGTCTCCCAAGTCCCCCAAGGAAGACGGCGTCAGCGTCGGCCAGTTCCCTGAGGCGAACCTGTCGAACTTCCACGACACGCTCAACACCCTGGCGCGCGTCGTCTCCAGCCTGTCCGGCCTGCCGCCGCACTACCTCGGTTATGCCACCGAGAACCCCGCCAGCGCGGACGGTATCCGTTCGTCGGAGTCGCGGCACATCAAGCGGGCGGAGCGCCGTCAGCGCACGTTCGGCGACAGCTGGGAACAGATCATGCGCATCGTGCTGATGGTGCGTGACGGCCGCATTCCGGCCGAGGCGCTGCGGATGGAATCGCAGTGGGCCGACGCCGCCACGCCGACGTTCGCCGCGCAGGCCGACGCCGCCGTCAAGTTGTACTCGGCGGACCGGCTGTTGCCGCGCCGCTTCGCTCGCCGTTCGCTGGGCTACTCCGACACCGACATCCGGGACATGGAGGCCGAGGACGCCGAGGCGTATTCGCGCGTCGCGGGTGGCGATCAAGCCTCGGAGTTCGGCCCGAAGCCGCTTCCCGAGCCACGCGAACGTGAGACCGCGGCCGTGTCGCTGCCCTCGCCGCGTCGTCCGGTCGGGCAGCTCGGCGGCCAGGTGCTCCCGCCGCCCGCCGTGCAGTTCATCGAGCCGCAACCGGCGATCTGACCATCTGGTGGTGATGCCCGATGACCGCGCCCATGACGGAAGTGGACGCCGAGTTCTACACCGCACAGCAGCGCATAGTCCGTACCGCCGCCAACCAGGCCCAGACCGCCTGGCGTGAGCTCGGCAGCGCGGCGATCGACTCGGCCGCCGCCGCTGATGTCCGTTTGCAGGTGGTCGCGACCCTCGAAGAGGCGCAGGCCGAGGCCGCATCGTTGGCACCGCTGTACGTCGCCGCCACGCTGGCCGCGCTCGGCGCTTTGTCCAATCCGGTCGGTGCGCTCGTGTCGGCGATGTTCTCCGGGCTGGCCGCCAACGGTCTGCCGCTGGCCGCGTTGGTGGACTTCGCGTTGCGCCGCTACCGGCTGGCTCTGCTCGCCGGCGTGCCCCCGTCCGAGGCGCACGCGCTCGGACTGGCCAAGCTGCTGACCTACGTCACGACCGAGGCCGCGGACGCTGGCCGCCTCGCCCGCCACGCCGCCGCGATCCTCGAACCCGAGCTCGCCGGATACGAACGGGTCGTGACGCTGCCCGCGTGCGGACGCTGCATCCTGCTGGCCGGACGCCTCTACACCTTCTCCACCGGCTTCCTACGGCACCCGCGCTGCGACTGCGACATGCGCCCCGTCACCCACGAGCAGTGGCACGACGACCGCCCCGGCAACACCCCACGCGGCCTGTTCGACTCGATGACCCCGGAGCAGCAGAACAAGGCCTTCGGGGTCGGCGACGCCGAGGCGATCCGGGCCGGTGCGGACATCTCCCGCACGGTCAACGCCCGCCGTAAGAACGCGGTCTACGTCGCGGGCGGGCACGAATACACCCTCGACGCCACCACCGTGCGCGGCCACGGCCGCCAGCTCGGCGAGCTGGCCAAGCAAGGCGGCCGGTACAGCCGCTCCCGCGTCCCGCGCCCGACCGCCGCCCAACTGGTCAACACCGTCCCCGACCGCGCCGAGCTGATCCGCCAGCTCCGCAGGTTCGGCTACCTGCGCTGACCTGAGGGTTTCCTGTTTCCTCCTCGCCCCGGAAAGGGGGTTTCTCCTCCCGTTGTCCCAGCCGACCAGCCCACCCGCCAACCCTGCCGAGAACCCGCCCCACGCCCCCGCACAGCCCCCGGCCACCCCACCGGCACAGCCACCAGCCCCCGTCACCGAGCCGCCCGCCGACACGTCCACCCCGGACTACAAGGCGCTCTACGAGCAGGCACAGACCAAGCTCACCAAGGCCGAGAGCACGGCGCGGGAGCACAGCGCTAAGGCCAAGCGTCTGGACGAGATCGAGGCCTCCCAGCAGACCGAGGCCGAACGCGCCACCGCCCGCGCGACGGCGGTGGAACAGCAGCTCGCGACGATGCGCCGCACCGCCGTGGACGCGGAGATCCGCGCTGCCGCAACCGGATGGGCCGACCCGAGCGACGCGCCGCGCTACCTCGACGACCGGGACCGCTACCTCACCGAGGACGGCACGGTCGACACCGCCGCCATCACAGCGGACCTCGCCGCGGTGCTCACCCAGCGCCCGCACCTCGCCCGCGTCGACGGCCCACGCCGCCCGGCTCCCGACCCGTCACAGGGCCAGCGCCACGGCCCTTCCGGCACTGCGGAACAGATCCGCGACGCCGAAGCACGCGGCGACTGGGCCACGGCCATCAGCCTGAAGAACCAGCAACTCGCCGCACTCGCGCGCGAACAGCGCTGACCCGCAACACCTTCTCTGCCACCACGAAACCTCGGCACCGCCACAACCGCGCATCTCGCGCAAGCAGGGACGGGCGGCCGAGGTCACGCACACGCACGCGCAACACTCCGCCGCCCGCCTGGTGACACGCCGAGGAATCCCTTACCAGCAAAGGATTCCATGCCTGGCGTAGCCGCCATTGCCAACACCTACAACAGCCCCAACTTCGTCGGCGAGTTGTTCGCGCTCACCCCGACCGACACCCCGTTCCTGTCCTCCATCGGCGGCCTGACCGGTGGCAAGCGCGCGAACGGGATCGTGCACACCTGGTCGGTGTACGACCTGCGCCCACCGGACCCGAACCGGCAGCGCCTCGAAGGCGGCGACGCCCCCGCCGCAGAGACCCGCGTCCGAGGCCAGGACCGCAACGTCCTGGAAATCCACCAGGAAACCGTAGGCGTCTCCTACACCCGGCAGGCCTCCCAGCAGATGTTCGCCGGAACCGGGTCACCGAACCCGAACGCGGCGAGCATCGGCGGCACCAACGCCGTCCTGAACGAAATGGACTGGCAGACCCGCCAGGCGCTCACGCAGATCGGCCGCGACGTCGAACTCGGGTTCATCGTCGGCAAGCTCCAGGAGCCCACCGACAACTCCACCGTGCGCAAGACGCGCGGCATCCTGGAGGCCACCAAGACCAACGTCCTCACCAACGCGCAGCCCAAGCCGCTGACCGAGGCGATGATCCTCGACCTGTTGCAGAAGGTCTGGGAGAACGGCGGCATCCAGGTCTCCGAGACCGCCACCCTGATGTGCGCGGCGTGGCAGAAGCGTCAGCTCACCAATGAGTTCGTCACCAAGAAGAACTATCAGGAGCAGTCGCGCAACGTCGGCGGCGTCGCCGTCTCCACGATCGAGACGGACTTCGGACGGCTCAACATCATGTTGAACCGGTACATGCCTGCCGACACCGTGCAGGTGGTCAGCCTCGACCAGTGCGCCCCCGTGCTGCTGGAGACGCCCGGCAAGGGCTTCCTGTTCTCCGAGCCGTTGGCGCGCACCGGTTCCACGGACAAGGCGCAGATCTACGGTGAGATCTCGCTGGAGTTCGGACCGGAAATCGCCCACGGCAAGGTCACCGGCCTGACCACCGCAGCCCCGGCCGGAGGTGGCGCGTGAGGTTCACCTCCAGCATCTACAAGGAACTCGTCGTGCACGACCTCGGCGTGACGTTCGTCGACGGCGAGGCCGAGGTGCCCGACAAGGCCACCGCCGACGCGCTACGCGGGCTGCCTGCGGAATTCGGCGTGCGCGCGGTCGGCGGTCGCCCGCCTACCCCAGCCTCCAAGTCGAACTAACGCCGTCGGGTTAGCCCGCGCCCGGACCCACAGGCTCCGGGTACCGCTCACTCACCAGGCGAAACGACGCGCCGATGGCGGGATAGGCCTGGCCGAGCGTCCACTGTGGCCGCTTACCTTCGTGGAGGTAGTTGTTGCGAATCTGGCGCCCGGCGTCCACCGCTTCAGCAGCCTCGGCACTGATCAAACCCTGCTGCGTTGCCCTCTGGATGTTCGCCTGAAAGTTGTCCCTGTTGTTGAGGCGTAGCTTCAAGGCAGCCTCAACAGCGAAGATCGAGAAAACCGCAGACCCGGTCACCATCGGGTACCGGTAGAACGACATCGCGAACATCTCGCGGGCGTCGTCCAAAAGGTTCGCAGGGCCTTCCGGTGTGGTGGACGTGATGACGAGGTCTTGGGCCACCTCTTTGAGGCGGCGGTAGGTCATCGGTCGTTCCTCGCCGTTGTCGTCGAAGCCCCCGATCATCTTGAGCATCATCGGGTCAGGGTCTGGCGGCGCGAACTCACCGAGGTCGGTTCCAGGCGGCGTCCACAACTTCATCTCTGCACACACTCTCTCAACTCGACGGAGTCGAACCGGTCAGAATATGCCGCAGGCTGTAGCCCAGCTACTGACTTCCATTGCGGACACGCGAACGGGTGATGCCATGCCATCACTCGCTCCTCTTGCCACCGCCGACGACGTCCAGGCCCGCACCGAGCAGCAGTTCACGCCCGCCGAGCGCGCCCGCGTCACAGTCCTGTGCGCGGACGCCTCGGCGATGGCGCGCACCCTCGTTCCCGCGATGACCGACCCGCCGCCCGCCACGGCGGTGGGCGTGGTCAGCGCCGCCGTCCTGCGCGCGCTGGCCACGCCACCGGAAGGGTTGAAAGACGAGGCGATCGGCGGGCACTCCCGCACCCTCGCGCACGACGGCGGCGGCCTGTACTTCACCGCCGATGAGCTGAAACTCCTGCGCCCACCCGTTCCGGTGCCGCGTGGGGCGTTCTCGATCTGGACGTAGCCGCCACCGTTGCCCAGGCCGTCACGCCGGCCGCGACACCCCACCAGCCCACGCCCACGAACAACGGCCACCACACCGACTCGGTGACCGCGAGCAGCACGTTGCCCACCGCGCAGGACAGCAGCACGAGCACCGACAAGCCGAGCACCGCTTGTGCTCCGCCGCTCGTCAGGTCCCGCTCGGCCATGACGGTTCCTCGCAATTCCCCCTGGTGTGGGTGTATCGCCCCTCGATCTGTGCCCTGTTACGGAAGGTGGTGAGGGTGCAACTTCCCCACATCGTGACCCTCGTAGAGCCCCTGGAAGTTGAAGACCAGTACGGCAACCCCAGCCCCGCGGCCGACTACGGCCCTGGCGCACCGCGCCGCGACATTCGCGGCTACATGCAGCCGCACACCTCGACCGAACCCGCCGAGACCGGCCGTCAGCCGAAGATCACGCGGTGGCGGTTGTTCACGTACTCGCCGGTCGGCGCGCGTGAACAGGTGGAGTGGCGCGGTCGGGTGTTCCGCGTGGACGGCGATCCGGAGATGTGGGAACCCGCGTTCGGCCGGACCCGGTTCTGGGTGCGCTTGGTCGAAGTGGAGGGCTGAGCATGCCTCGCGCTTTCGAGGGTTTCCGCGTCGACCGTGACGGCGTCGCCGAGATCCTGCGCTCGCCCGAGCTGGCCGCACACGTCAAGGCACTCGCGGAAGAGGTCGCGACCGCTGCCCGCTTGCAGGGCCACCGCGTCACCTCCGGCGAACTGCTGCCCGTCGACGTCCTGCACGACCCCGCCCCTGATCGTGTCGGCTACACCGTGGCGATCAAGCACCCTGCCGGGATGGGCATGGAGGCCAAGCACGGCGTCCTGACCCGCGCGGCCGAAGCCCTCGGCCTGGACGTGCACGGCATCGACACCCACCGCGACACATGACCGGCCCGTCTCCGATTCCGGTCCCTGTCGACGCGGTGGAACTCGTGCTCGCCGTGCTGCGCCCGCTGCTGGCCGCCCGCCCCGAACCCGTCCTGACCGGATTGAAGGTCGGCACCGAGACCGGCCACGGCCAGCAGGGTGGGCCGCCGTCGCTGCCGTGGCTGCGGCTCACCGAGGAAGGCCACACCTGGCGGTGGCCCGCCGTGCAACGCGTCGTGATCCGGCTGACCTGCTGGCACCGCACCGACCACGACGCGAAAGCCGCGGCCGGTCTCGCGCTCGCCGTGCTGTGCTCGCTGCGCGGCGTGCGCGGCCTGCTCGACGTGGATCCGATCGTCGGCCCGATCGCCGCACCGGACCCACACACCCGCAAGCCCCTCGCGACCGCGACGGTTGCCGTCCATATCCGGACACCTGCCCGCCCCTGACCCTGTCCCGCTACGGAGGCTGCCGCCCTCCGTACTCGAGACGATTCCGGAAGCGCGCGGAGCCTCCCTTCTGGAGGCCTCCCGCTTGAGCCTGCATCCGACCCTTGTCCGTGTCCCCGGCACCGGGGAACTGTCCCTCGCCCCACCGGGCACACCCGAACCGCCCGACTCGACCACGGCCCTGCCCGCCGCCTGGACCGGCCTCGGTCTGTCCACCGAAGACGGCGTGACGATCAAGCGCACGATCGAGAAGTCCGGCACCACGCACTGGCAGCAGATCACCCCCGCCCGCTACATCTACACCAGCCAGGAACTCACCGTGGCGTCGGTGTTCCAGGAGTCCAAGGGCGCGGTGCTCGGCGTCTACTTCGGCGGGATGACCTTCGCCGAGACCGGCACCGGCAGCAAGAAGTACCGCGCCGAGATCAGCGCCGTCCCCAAGGGCGACGAACGCGCGCTGTGCGTGGACTGGACAGACCAGATCAGCGCCACCGAGATCTACCACCACCGGCTCTACCTGCCCCGCGTCGAGGTCTCCGAGACCGCCGACGCCCAGTGGACCCGCACCCAGGAAGCCCGCTGGGGCCTCACCTTCGCCGCACTCTCGCCCGCATCCGGCACCACGTTGGCCGTGTGGCTGACCGATGACCCCGCCGTTCTGCTCGTCACACCCACGGTGACCGCCGCCAAGGCGGAGAGCTAACGACCTCAGCCGACTCAACCCACCTGGCGGGTCGGCAGATCCAGTTCCGCCTGCGCCATGACCACCAGCGGCTCCCACACCCGAAACAGGTGAATCATCGCCTCATCGGCATTCCCGGCGAGCGCGCACCGCACCCCGCTGTGCAGCGCTGCGATCAGGTCTGGGTGCAGCCCTCGTAACCAGGGCTCCACTGCTGCGATCAGGATCGCGGCACGGTCCCACGCGCTGAGCTCACCCCGAGCCACGAAGTAGGGAAAGGCGTGGGGACCACACACCTCACCGTTGATCATCGCTGCCAGCACGTCGTGCACAGCGGTCTGAAGAACCCATGCCGCCGTCTGCTCGTCTTCCAGCGGCGTTGCCATCCCCGAACCATAGCCGCCCAGGTTCGTGATCACCGTTCACCCATTTGGCCACGACATGAAGGAGACCCATCCGTGAGCAACCGCCAGCGCCGTGAGGCGAGCGGCCAGCCCGCGCCCGCGCCCACGTCTTCGGTGATGTGGCGAGGGAAGCGGTTTACTCTGCCCGCGCCGGAGGACTACCCGCTGGAGGCGATTGAGGCCGAAGAGGAGGGTCGCACGCTCAAGGCGCTGCGGCTCATCCTCGGCGAAGACCAGTACCTGACGTTTCGGGAGCTGGCCAAGACCACCGGCGACGCCGACGACTTCTCCAAGGCGATCATGCGGGAGCTGGGGCGGGGAAACCGGTAGTCGTCGGCCGTCTGCTGGCCGACGACACCACCGCCGAAGCCCTCGAAACCGATCTACTGCGCTACGGCGTCGACCTGCTTGACCTTTACCGAGGCCGCTTGTCCTACCGCCGCGTGTGCGCGCTCGTCGCGAACCTGCCCGAGGACGCGGCGGTCTGGCGCACGGGCGGGGCAGACGCCGGCTGGACTCGCGCGGATCTCGCGCTGGCCGCGCTGGAACGCCGCGTCACGCTGCTGTGGGCGACCGTCGCCACCGCGCTGGGCCACGAGGTCACCGAGGCCGACGTGACCAGTCCACTCGACCAGCTCACCGCCTCGTCCTCCGCCCCTGCTGCGGAAGGAGGTGGCACCGAGCCCGAGACGAAGTCCCTGCGCGAGATCGCGTTGTGGATGCGGGGCGGGTGATCGCCCCTGACCTTCGTCGGACACACCTACCTCAAGGTCCTGCCCACCCTCGTCGGCCTCGGCGCGGCGGTGAAGAAGGCGATCAACGAGGAGGAGCGCGGCGCCCCGGACATCAGCCTGGGTGCGCAGATCCAAACCGCGCTCGCCCGCGCCCAGCTCCAACGGCTCGCCGCCGAGGGCGACCAGACCGCCATAAGGTTGCTCGCCCAGCTCGACGCCGCCCCGGCCGAACGTGAAGCCGCCGCGCTGCGGGAACGCCAGAGCCGCAAGGAAATCAAGATCCGGGCGGTTCTGGACAAGTCGTTCACGACCAGCCTGGCGGGCCTCGGTCAGCTCGACCGGGCACTCACCGGCACCACGACCGAGATCACCCGCAACACCGCCGCTGTGGGTGCTGCCGCGCTGAAGTACGGCGCGTATGCCGGAGCGCTCGCCCAAGCCATCAGCCTCACCGGTGGCCTGGGTGCGGCGGTGGCCACGGCGTCGGGGTCGCTGCTGGTGCTCCCGGCCGTGGGCGTCGCCGCGGCCGTCGCGGTCCGCACGCTCAAGCTCGGCCTTGACGGTCTGTCCGATGCGTTCAAGGCCGAGTCCGCGCAGGACTACGCCAAGGCGGTCAAGGACTTCCCGCCCGCCATGCGGGAGACCACCGACGCCGTCCGGGCATTGCGGCCGCAACTCGACGGCCTCCAGCTCGACGTCCGCGCCAACCTGTTCGCCGGGCTCGGGAAGGAGGTCGAGCAGCTCGGCGGCACCTACCTTCCGGTGCTGCGGCACGGCCTGGCCGACATCGCCGGAGGCTTCAACCAAGCGGCCCGCAACGCCGCGACGTTCGCCCGCGACGGCCGCACCGTCGACGACGTCCGGCTGATCCTCGACCAAACCAGCCAGTCCGTCCGCGCACTGTCCGGCGGGGCCGCGCCACTGCTCCAGATCATCCGTGACCTGGCGGCGGTCGGCTCGCAGTTCCTTCCCGGCTTCGCGTCCGGCTTCGCCGATGGCGCAACGAGTCTGGCCGCCTTCGTCGCCCGTGCCCGCGAGACCGGGCAGCTACGCGAGTGGATGAGCGCCGGGCTCTCGGCGGTCGGCGACTTCCTGACCACGCTGGGAAACCTGGCCCGGATCGTGTTCACGGTCCTCCAGGCCGCCAACACCCACGGCGCCAACCTGTTCGGCACGCTCTCGGCACTGACCGGGTCCATGCTCGCGTTCCTCCGCAGTGCGGAGGGAACCACCGCGCTGCACCAGCTCTTCAGCGGTCTCAACGCCGCCGCCTCCGGGCTGCTGACCCTGCTCCAGGCCGTAGGCCGCGCGTTCGCCTCCGACACGGTGCCCGCTATTGGGCAGCTCGGCGCGTCCCTGGGGCAGGCCTTCACGATCCTGGCCGCCGGGGCGAAGCCCGCCGCTGAAATCCTGGCCGTCCTCGCACCCCTGGCGGGGGTCGCCGCGCAGGCGCTCGCCTCGGTGCTCGTGCCGGCATTGGGCGCCGTCTCGGGCATCGCGGCCGAGCTCGCGCCCGTCGTCGGCGAGCTCGTACAGGAGCTCGTCGGCGGCGCACTGGCCGACGGCATCCGCGAACTCACACCCGACCTGCTCGAACTCGCCCGCGCCGCGAAACCGCTGGTCGCCTCCCTCGGCCGCCTCCTCGTTCAAGCCCTTCAAGCGGCCGTGCCCGCCGCGTCCGCGCTGCTCAAGGCCTTGACCCCGATCGCGACCGAGCTGGGCGGCGCGCTGGTTCAGGCCATCGAAGCGGCGCTACCGCTGGTCACGATCCTCGCGACGATCTGGTCGGACGTCCTGCTGGCAGCCTGGGAGCAGGCACGGCCCGTCCTACCGATCTTGGTCGAGTCCATCAAGCAGCTCGTGACCGCGCTCGACCTGTCGGCCGCCACGCCGTCACTGGTCGAGACCGGCTCGCTGCTGGGCAAGATCCTCGCTGACGCGCTGCGCAACCTCGTTCCGCTGATCCCGCCGCTGGTCGCGGCGTGGGTGCAATTCTGGAGCGAGGGCCTGCTGCCGATGACGCCGCTGTTGCTGCGCATCGTCTCCGAGCTGCTGCCCGAGCTGCTGCCGCTGCTCGCCGAGCTCGTGCCGCTGATCACTCAGGCGCTCGGCATCATGACCGTCTGGAACGCCGGGCTGCTCAAGTTCGCCGGTGTCTTCCTCGACTACGTGATCCCCGCGCTGAAGCTGTTCGTCAGCGACGGCGTCGCGCCCGCCTTCCGCAACGCCGTAGAGATCATCTCCAGCGCGCTCGCGCTCATCCAAGGCGTGGTCAACACCGCCCTCGCACTGCTCCGCGGCGACTGGAGCGGCGCCTTCCGCGGCCTGCAAGAGATCGCGGCGGCTGGGTGGCGGCTGCTCGTCTCCGGCGCCGAGCTGGGCATCCGGTCCCTGCTCGGCTTCCTGGGCGGCGTCCCCGGCCAGATCCTGGCCAGCTTCGGCAACGTCGGCTCGCTGCTGATGGAGGCGGGCAAGTCGCTGATTCGGGGCTTCCTGCGCGGCATCGAGTCCATGATCGCCACCGTCCGCGCGAAGTTGCGGGAGCTGACCGACCTCCTGCCCGACTGGAAGGGACCGCCCGAGCGAGACGCGAAACTGTTGCGCGCCAACGGTGTACTCATCATGCGCTCCCTCGTGGACGGCTTCGAGGCCGAGGAACCGGCCGTGCGCCGCTACCTCACAGACCTGACCGACCGTATCCCCGCCGCCACGCTCGCCGTCGAGACCGGACCCGTTGCCGCGCAACGACTCGCCGGACAGGCTGCTGCCACGGCCGGCCGGGACCGCGGCTCAGACGCGGACCTCGCCGCGCTGGTCGACGCGATCGAGCGCCTGGCCGCGCGGCCGGTCGTGGTGCAGGTCGGCGCGACCGAGATCGCTCGCGCCACGGCCGAAGGCCAGCACGCGTTGTCCCGGAGGTGATCTGATGGGTTCGCTGTGGATCGGACCGCCCGGACGTATGCGTGAAGTCCGCAGCGCGGCAACAGAGTTCGACCGCTCGGTCCAGCTCGGGATCGAGGAGTTCGCGGCGCTGTCGGGCGGGGTCACCACTACCCGTCTGGCCGCGCCGCCCCGACGGCTGTCGCTGTCCTGGTCCGCGCTCGCCGACAGTGAATCGCAGTGGATGGAAGCGTTGGCGCGCAACGTGTACGGGCCTGGGCCGCTGGCCGTGATCGACCCCGCCTCCCGCAACCTCTTGGAGGGCGGCCAATCGCAGGGCTACGGCCCCCGCTCCGCCATCAGCAACGGCGGATGGGGCACGCTCATCGAACGCGACGACCACGTCCTGACGCTCACCGATCCCCGCGACAACGACCAGCTGGTCTACGACCACTCGCACTGGATCGGCTACCCCGTCACCGCTGGCCTTCCCGTACACCTGGCAGCAGGGCTGCCAGACGCGCAGTGCCAAATGACGTTCTACACAGCAACTGAGGGGTTCGTCAGCTCACACGGACCCGCGCCGACCTTGACCGTCATGCCGCCTGCTGGCGCGGCGTTCGTCGCGCTTCGGGTGATCCTGCGCGCGTGGAGCGGAACAAGGCCGATCGGCCCCGTCCTGATGCGCATGGGCGAGCCGATCGCCCCCGGCGACCTCGGCGCGCTCGGCGACGGATGCCCGCCGATGTCCGTCACCGCCTACAGCGACAAAGCCCGGCCGCCGCACCACGACCTCACACTGAACCTGGTGGAGGTGCGCCGTACTCCCCGCTAGCGGAAACCTCATCTCCGCCCTGCTCGACGCCGAGCGCACCAACACCAGCCTGACCCGGCTCGCCGGCCGCGACCTCACCGACCAAGTCACGTCATGGAGCCTCGACCGCGCTTACGACTCGGACCTGCCCGAGCAGATGCGCGCCGCGAACGGCAGCGCCTCGGCCGAGCTGCGCATGACGCTGTCCGGCGCGGACGGCAAGACCGCCGCGCAGCTCTACAGCCCCTACGCTCCGCACGCCACCGCCGACATCGCCCGGCCGCGCCAGTCCGTCACGCACGGCTGGGGTATCGCGGGCGAGGCCCTGCCCGGCTTCCGGGGCATGGTCCGCGACCGCGCCGCCACCAGCGCCACAGGGGTGGTGGAGCTGTCCGCGCTCGACGGCGCCGAGCGGCTGCGCGACGCGGCGAGGTTGCCCGCGGCTGTGTCCGCGAACACCACGCCCATCGCGTCCGGGGTGTGGGTGGTCGATCACCTGTTGCGCAACGCGGGCATCCACACCAGCCCGCCACCGCGCCCCGGCTGCATCCTCTACGCCTCGATGCACGGCGGCCTGGCCCCCAACATCGGCTTCTACCGTGACCACGTCCTGAACCTGCTGGACTGGCGGCGCGACCTGGCCCCGTGGGAGATCGCCCCGGTCCCCGGCTGGGGCCAGTACACCGCACGCTGGGACCCGCGTACCCGCACCACCGTTCCCGGCGCGCAGTTGCTGGCCGAGTTCTGGGTGGACAACACCAACCTCGGATCGGTCGGCGGAAAGGTTCAGCTCGGCCTGTTCTTCCAGGCCGACACGCAGACCAACAACGTCCGCTTCAGCGTCGACTTCGTCAACGAGGCCATCACGCTGGGCACCGACGGCACCTCGGCCACCATCAACACCAGCCGGTTACGGACCAAAGGCCGGTGGCACTGCGGGGTCTACTGGGCAGTCGGCTTCGACCGCGTGTTGCACGGCTACTTCTTCATGTCCGGCCCCAACGCACCGGACCCGTTCTACACCCTCGACATGGGCCGGTTCCCGGTCATGCCCGCCACCCAGCTCAACTACGTCGAGCTCGTCGCCGGTCTGCCCGTCGAAGCGGTGCAGGTGTCCAAGATGGACACGTTCATCAACACCAAAGACGACTGGGAACCACCGTGGCAGCGCGGCGCGGTGCTCGATGACGTCGGCTCCCAGCTCAACGCCATCCCACCCACCCAAGGCTCCGCGTGGGAGATCATCACCGCCGTCGCCAAAGCCGAACAGGCCACGGCCGAGTTCGACGAGTTCGGCATCTTCCGGTGGCGCCGCAACACCCGCTTCACCTCACCGGGCTCGCCGATGGCGACCGTGACCAGCGCACGCGAGATCGCCTCGCTGCGCGTCTCGGAAGCGATCGACGCCGTCCGCAACGTCATCGACGTCCCGTACTCCGTGTACACAGCGGGCGCGACGACCACCCGGTTCACAGACACCGAAGGCTCGTGGATTCCCGCGTTCGGCACGCTGACGTTGCGCTACGACTACGACAGCTCCGAGTACGACAGCCCGCCCCCGATCGTCTACGTCAACACCGTCCCGGCCAACACCAGCCGCGTCCGGTTCTCCAACCAGTCCAACGGTCTCGGAGGCGTGCACGGCGCGGTGGAGTCCACCACCGAACGCGACGGCGACCAGCTGATCATCACCTTCCGCAACCGCACCGGAAACGACCTCTTCCTCACCACCAACACCGGCACCCCCTCGGTGTCCATCGCCGCGATCACGCTCGCATCCGGTAGCCCGCAACGGTTCTCCATCCGCCGCTACGACCAGACCAGCCGCGACCGCTACGGCTCCCAGGTCTACGTCGTCCCCGCCACCCCGTGGATTCAGATGTCCACCGCCGCCGGACGCATCGCGGACTACCTCCTCAGCGTGGCCGCTTCACCGCTGCCGATCCTCGGCGACGTAGAGATCCTGCCGGACCCGCGGCTCCAGCTCGGCGACCTCGTGCGCGTGGTCGACGACGTCGGCGCGGCACTGTCCACACCGGCCTGGATCGTCGGCAACAAGATCAGCGGCGACAGCACCGGCCGCATCCGCCAGGTCCTCACCCTGCGCGCCACCACCAGCCCCGGCCCACCCGCAGACGCGGGCCTGTTCCCCGATCCCGCCTTGAGCCCCGACGCCCGCGCACAGCTCCAGCGTGAAGGCGTCCGGGTTCCCTGACCACCCGAGACGGAGGTTCATGGACCCGTCCCTGCTGCCCCAGCTCGGCGTGGCCGCAGCGCTCGTGATCGTCGTGGGCTACCTACTCACCGCCAACCACAGGCTCATGACCGCCAACCGGTCCGACCGCGCCGAGTACCTCAAAGCCCTGGCCGCACGCGAAACCGCGCACGCCGAGGCGCTGACCGCGCTGCGCAATCGCGTGTCCGTGCTCGAAGAGCGCATCGCCGAACTGGAAGACGAACTCGACCGCGAGCGCGACCGCCGCCGCGCAGCCGAGGACATCGCCGCCGCCGTGCGACGCCACACCTAACCCCACCCCCACAAGCGAACGGCCGTCACCGCCTGGTGACGGCCGTTTTTTGTTGCCCACCAACAGGAAGAGAACACATTGGCCTGGCGCGTAGCCAACTCCCTGCTCACCCTCCGAGACCAGTTCAACGCCAAGTTCCCCGGCCGCAACAAGGCCAGTGACGGCACCATCGGCGACCCCAGCCACCAGGGCACCGACAGCGACCACAACCCCTGGTACGGCGGCATCGTCACCGCCATCGACATCACCCACGACCCCGCCCACGGCGTGGACATCGACCGCATCACCGACGAACTCCAGGCGTCGCGCGACCCGCGGATCAAGTACGTTATCGCCAACGGACTGATCATGGACACCCGGCCGCAGTTCAACCCGTGGCAGTGGGTCCGCTACACCGGCGACAACCCGCACACGTCGCACTTTCACCTGTCGGTCGTCGCCTCCCCGCTGTGCGACGACCCGCGCCCGTGGAACCTGCCGATCCTCGGCGGCGCCAGCACCCAGCCGCCGACCCGGCCGCCGACAAAGCCACGGTTCCCCCTGCCCGAAGGCCACTACTTCGGCCTGATCACCGGACCGAACGAGTCCCACGGTGGTGCGCCCGAGTCGATGGGCGGCATCCCGAACGAGCAGTACTACGTCCGGCTCATCCAGGAAGAGTTGCAGCGCCTCGGCTTCGCCCCCAACTACCCCGGCTGGGCCGACGGAATATTCGAGCAGCCCACCGCCGACGCCGTCTCCGCCTGGCAGCGCGCCTACCGGCCCAACAGCACGTCCCGCTGGGGCGAGGTCTGGTGGGACGACTGGGCCGACCTCATCCGCCCATGACCCCACAACCAGTGCCCGCCGCGCTCACGCCCGGCGGGCACTGGGTCATCTCCCTCGCCCTCGTCGTCTGGCTGCTCATCAAGGGCAGCCGGGCCGCCGTGCTGTGGCTCGAACGCCACGACGACACCCAACCCACACCGGAGGTTGCTCCTTTGCTCGAACCCCGTCCCCGCCCGCTGCGCGCCGTCGCGACCTGGGTAGGCCTGATCACCGCGCTGGTCTCCTGGCTGGTCGGCTCCGGCCTACTCACCACCGGCCAGGCCGACGCCATCAACGGCACCGTCGCCGCGGTCCTCGCGCTGCTCGGCGCGTTCGGCGTCGCGCTCGCCGGAGAACGCAAGGTCACCCCGACCTTGGACCCACGCGACGACGCCGGCCGACCCCTGCACCCTCTCAACGTCGAGTGACCCACCAGCACAGCTAGCCCACGCCCACCAGCGCGAGGAGTCCCTAGGCCTCGCGCTGGCCTGGGGACTCCCGCGCCTTCACCGGGGGGACCCGCGAATGACCGCAGCAGCCCAGCAGCCGGACGCCTGGACGGTCGACCACATCGAGACCGAGCCCTTGGACGACGCGCAGCGCGACCAGGGCGTGAGCACTCTCGCGACGCTCATCAATTCCTGGAATGAAATACAGCGCTCCGCGTAAAGCCGACCATTAATAAATTGGGACCAAGAGTGCTACATTCCGGAACATGACAGAGGGAATTACCGGAATGAGCAGAGTCTTGCCAAAAACAGCGCCTATTCATGCGCCTACGCCGATTACTTGGGGGAACTTCTTTGTCTAGGCGGACGAGAACAAAAAGGGTGAGCACCGCTGCGGCGGGGCTCGACCTGGACACCGTGCGGGTCGGTATCTACCTGCGGCGCAGCACCGACGACGAGAACCAGCCCTACTCGATCGAGGCGCAGGACACCCGGTTAGATGCCTACGTCCAGTCGCAACCGGGTTGGAAGATCGTCAAGAAGTTCAAGGACGACGCGTCAGGCAAGAACACCGACCGGCCCGGCCTGCAAAAGGCGATGCAGTGGGCCAAAGCGAACATGATCGACGTCTTGCTCGTGTATCGAGTAGACCGGTTCTCCCGCAACCTGCGTGACACCGTGACACTGCTGGATGAGCTGGACAAGGTCGGCGTGGCGTTCCGCTCCGCGACCGAGCCGTTCGACACCTCGACTCCGGTCGGCCGGATGATGCTTCAGCTGCTGTCGATGTTCGCGCAGTTCGAGCGGGATCTCATCGTGGACCGTGTCACGGCGGGCATGGAGAAGAAGGCGGAAGCCGGACAGTGGAAGGGCGGCTACGCCCCGCCCGGCTACATGATGGACCCGGTCACTCACAAGCTGGTCGTGGTCGAATCCGAGGCCGTCATCATCCGGCTGATCTTCGATCTGTACACAAAGGACCGCCTCGGCTCCCACGCGATCGCCAACGAACTCAACGAACGCGGGTACCGCACCCGAAGCGGCGGACTCTGGCCCTTCAAAAGGGTTCTCACGATCCTGGAGAACCGCGTCTACCTCGGAGAGATCCACTACCGCGACGTCATCACCCTCGATGCCCACCCCGGCATCATCACGCCCGAGCAGTTCGACGAAGCCGAACGCATCATGGACTCACGCAGCGAAAGCCATTCGCGCCGCAGGTCGAACGGCTCGGACTACATGGCCACCGGCCGCCTGTCCTGCCCCAAGTGCCACACGGCAATGGTCGGCACAAGGGCAACTGGCAAGACCAAGACCTACCGCTACTACACGTGCAACAAGCGGCTGAAGTACGGCACGGATTCCTGCGACCAAGACCGCATCAACGCAGATGCGCTCGACCAGGCCGTACTCGACTCCGTCGCCAGCTTCTACGGCAACCAGCACCAACTCATCCGCGACGCCGTCGCCGAGGCCCGCAAGGTCTACGAGTCCAGCCACGAGAAGGTGACCGCCGAACTCAAGGCCGTGAGATCCGAGATCACCAAGGTCACCGCGAAGATCGACAAGTATCTCGACGCGTTCGAAGCCGACACCTTCGACGCCGACGACGACACCGCCAAGGAACGGATGCGCAGGCACCGCACCACGCAGAAGCAGCTACAGGCACGAGAGGCCGAACTCATGGAGGACCTGGAGAACGAGCCGACCATGCCCGACGCCGCCACCCTGGACACCGTCAACAACAACATCCGCACCATCATCAAGGCGGGCAACCCCAACCAACGCAAGGCCGTCGTAGAGACCTTCGTAGTCAAGATCAAGATCACCGGACCGGGCCGCATGGTCCCCGTTCTCCGAGTGCCACCAGCACCCACAGCCGCCGATGCCGCGGATGCAGAAGGGGCGGAAACCCGACTATCCGGGCCCGCCCCTCTGGGTGTTCGTGTATCGAGTTATCTGGTGGAGCTGAGGGGACTCGAACCCCTGACCCTCACACTGCCAGTGTGA